CTGATCTCAACATGATTGATAACAACGTGTTTATCAACTTCATGAACAAGACGTTAGGCACAAAGAAAGCGGTAAGTATCAACGAGCTTAAACAAGAAGGTGGCTTCCTCTACGAAATCGAAAAGATTATCGGTGGTCCACTCGACGTGAGTACTCCACAGGGTGCCGCAGTAAAAGACATGTTGAATGCGTACGTACAGTCAGAGATTGCGCGTACACCGGGTGCCCTAGCACTACGCCGTTACTTAACTGAGAAGGGAGACTTAAAAGGTGTTACCCCTGCTACTCTCGGTAAGATTGCACGCGGTATCGACGAAAGTCCTACACCGTTGTTAGATAACTTAACTCGTACAGATGCTGAAGGTCGTTCTTTGTTTGTTGATGTGAATGGTGTTCCACTCATCGATGCAAGCAATCACCGTCTACTCGGTATTGACGACTTGGTTAACTTCGATGTTGAAGAAGCGGTTAACGCAACCAAACGTATCGACAACGATTTGAAAGCTATCACCCAAGTACAACTGACTGAGATGAAGAATGCTAACTCACAAATACGCAAAGAGATTGCGTCACGTGAAAAACTCGTTAGCTTACTCGGCGGTTCTACTGACTTAGGTCGCTCATTCATCGATATCGCAAAACGTCCTACAGGTATGGACGAACTTGCAGCACTACGTGGTGACTTTATCCAAGCCCGCGTTGCCGCAGGGGACACCGCTGATCAAGCCGCTGCACTGTTTGACTACACTCGTCGTGAAGCAGTCATCGAACACATCATGAATAACACCATGACTTCTGGCGGTGAGATTCCACGTCGTAAGGTTCTACCAGACGGTACAACTCAAGTAGAGGCGGAATCAGTTACTGGTATCGACGTAAATAAACTCGGTGAGATTCTCGGTCTACGTGGTACAGGTACCACTATGGGTGACCAAGAGAAAGTGATGCGTGATGCACTTGGTGACGACGTCTTCGATAACATGAAGATGGTGTACGATAATTTGTACGATCCTACCGTACGCACCGGTTCCTTGAATGTAACAGGTACTTCAATGCCGTTATCTGCGGAATCATTGTTATCACGCGGCACCTCATTCTTCCGCGGCGTAATTTCACTACGTTGGTTAATCTCAGAGGCTGCGATTCGTAAGTCTCGCCAGAATAACTACGAGCTAACGAAGCTCATGTTGAGTAACCCGAAGGTAGGCGAGGAGATTATGTCGATGTTGATCTCTAACCGTTTCGATCTCGACAAGCGTACGCCGGAGTTTGTGGATATCTTGTTATCACAGCTAGCGAAGAACGAGGCTATCCAACAGTACGCGGCAGAGATGTCAGGTGCAGCAGCTCCTACCCCTATTTATGCTGAATCACAGCAACGTGAAGAACAACAACGTCAATATCAACAACAGCAGTACATGCAACAGATGCAAGAAGGCATGACTGTACAACCCTAACGGAGAAAACAATGTCAAAGAATAAAGAATATACTAACGCACCGCGCGATACCGACAAGAGCTTGATGGACACTCTTGCTGAGATTGGTACCGCAGTAATGGAAGGTTTCCGCGGTTCACAGCGTGCAAGCCAGAACCCTGCATCAGAGGGTAGCCGTGCTCGCAACCGTATGGAAAAGCGCGGTGTAATTGGTGAGGGATACCGTGAGGCTGAAGGTAAAGCCTACGGCGGTCGTACCAAGATGATGTGTGGCGGTAAAGCACGCGGGAAGAAGAAATAAGATGGCTATTACGAACTACTGGGAAGGTCACACCGTTGAATCCGCAAAGAAAGAGCGTGAGCGTCTAAAGAAAAAGTACGCACGCGGTAGTGAACCACGCAAGGCAGAAAACCTAGATGATATGCATTCAGGAATGAGAACGATGGATATTGATCGCGCCATAGATAAGGCAAAAAAGATGAGGGATGCAGCTCCTTAATCTGACTAAGCTGCGGTAAGACAGCTATTGGGGACCTCCGGGTCCCCTTTTTTATGAGCGTTCTTCCTTGATCCACTCCGACAAGTGCCGAAAGTTTCTACGTAGGATATCCCCGACACGGTGACCGTAAGTTATGTCACCTAACTTGCCGAGAGTTTGTTCGAGTTCGTCCGGTTTGACTGCATCCAAGTCGTACTCGAGGTTACCATCACGGTTGAGTTCGATGGTGAAGGTTAAGAGGCGTGCGCGTTTAACGGACATAGGTCCTTTATCTCCAAGTTATAGCAGTCTGCTTTGAAAGTGAATCCGTTGTCACCGTCTACGTCGCCTTTGTTAAATCGCTTCGCTTTGATGAAGTAGTCAGATTTATCGATACTACCGAGAATCCATGCTTTCGATAGGTTTGGTAGCATACGTACGAAAACATACTCATCGCACTTCTGCTTGATTCCATGTGCCGCAACTGAGCACTCGAAGTAATACTGTGGGCGGACTTTGCAGTGTTTCGTCTTCACATCGATAGTCCGTCCTGTTGCATCAACAAGATCGTAGTCTTTGGTATTGACCTGCTTGTGCCCAAATAAATCACGTACGATTATTTCCCCAAGTGCGCCGATAACCTTACCGGTTCCGCCGGTGATGCTCCCCTGAAGGGTGCCGGAGTTTACCGCAGATAGACGTGCTTCCCGTTGCTGCGATTCCGTTGGGATAACCTCAATGATATTAACATCCATCGTTGCTCTCCCTATCATCTACCAAACCTTCATCCTGACGTACGTTGTCCGGGAAGTCATCTAAGTCATCCCAGTCTTTATCGAGATTATCCCAGTACAGGTCCTTAGCCCGCTGTTCAGCCCATCTCTCCCAATCAACAGGACGTAGTGCTTTCACGTGTTCCGGTGCGTAGTCATCGAGGAGGTGCAGTTTAGCGAATATGTCTTCCATCTTTTTGGTACGTGCTTCCATGAGTTCTACGAGACCATAGATAGCGTTAGCCATCTTATCCACGCTGTACCGTGTTCTACCGTCATAGATGTTATCCATGATAAGTTTTAAATCATCCTGACTCATCGCGACTTGAATCATCGCATCTTCCATGTCGAAGCGGTCAACACCCCACTCGTTCTTTTTACCTACGTCTACTAAACTCATAATTCGTCCTCACTGTGGCGTATCCTATGGCAGTTAGCACATAGTAACACGCACTTATCTAGTTCCTGTTTTGCGTTTTCCCATGATTGACTACGTAACATCGATGCTATCTTGTGCTCTTTATCGTCGGGGTTCACATGATGGAAGTCAAAAACTCGTGGAGGAAAAGTCCCACCACAGTCAACACAACTACCACCTTTATACTTAATGGCTTCAAGCTTGTTTCGTCTAGCTCGGTCTGTTGTTCTTGTTTGCTTACAGACATTACATTCATAATCTTTGCGGTCATACGTGTTTTGAGTAATGTTAAGGTTGATAACCAATTCATCATTACACGTCCTGCACTTCCTCGTCTCGTGATTCATTCCACCCCCAATCACCTTCCATACCATCTGAGTTATAGTCAGTTACTGTTCCCTCGAAGAAGTTCTTGTGGCTCGCTCCATTCAGGACCCACTCCAACCAATCCAACGGATTCTCTTTGACTTTCCAGTTACCTTTCAAGCCGAGCTGAATCAAACGACGATCAGCGAGATATCGAATGTACTGCTTAACATCATGGGCAGTCAAGCCTTCAACTTCACCCATCTCAAATGCGTTATCGATAACCTTATCTTCGAGAGCGACACCCATACGGAACATGTCATAGATTTGCTTCTTGAAATCGTCGGTAACAATTCTAGGATGCTCGTCACAAAACTCGCGGAACAACTTCACCATACCTTCGGTGTGCATCGTTTCATCGCGGATAGACCATTCAACAATCTCACACATACCCTTCATCTTACCGTAGCGTTGGTAGTTGAGCAGCATGATGAAAGCAGAGAACAGAGACATACCCTCATTCATTACCGAACGGGCGATAGCTAGGGCTGTACCAGTCTGTGAGTTCGTATCGATATCACCCATGAAATCGACTTTGTCTTTCATCACCTTGTATTCTAAGAACGCAGAGAACTCATCCTCCGGGAATCCCAACGTGTCGTTGAGTAGAGCGTAGGCACGTTGATGGACAAACTCACGGTTCGCAAAACTCGAGAGCATCGCACGGATTTCGTTGTTCTTGAACTTCGGAATATAATACTCTAAGTAGTTACGTCCGACCGCTACGTCTGACTGGGTAAACAGTTTGAGTATCTGAGTGATGTGATGCTTCTCTTGTGCAGACAGTTTCCCGCCTTGCCATTGGGCAACATCCTCTTGTAACTTCGCTTCCCATTCACCCCAATGAATTTTCTCGTGGTCAATCGCAGCTTCTACTGCCCATGCATACTGGAATGGTTTGTAGGTTTTTGACTCTTCTAGGAGTGGCATTCTTCTTCTCTCTCTTTTGGTAAGCAAAATAATACGAAGCTTTCGCAGTTCGGACAGCTAAGGCTTGTTTCAATGATAAATTCTTCGTTATCTTCACAGTCACCGTGATCGCACCAGATAAAAAAGTCTGTGCCACAGTCCTTACATTTCATTTTGTTTTCTCGTCTAAGTATGGTTTAGCCTTCGCTACACAAACTGCTTGGTAGTTAATGATTGGGCGTCCGATCTTTTCAATGATCATATCCCGTTCGTTGAAGCACGCATCCATACTATCGTATGTGCCAACTTCAGCCAACATAACTTCGTCAGTAGTTAACGCAATGAAGACTAATACCCATTTCATAATATCACCCGTGACAGCTCACGCATTCTTCGGCGTCTTTGAGAGCAACACGCTCCACAGACAAGCCGACTTTATCTGCTTGGAAACCTGCATCGGTACGCAAGTAATACAAGCTCTTTAGTTTGCTCTTCCACGCACGTAGGTGTACTGAGTTCACGTATGAACGCGGCGATCCCGCAGGGAAGAACAGGTTAACAGACTGGGCTTGACACACGTACTTCTGGCGATCACCGGCGTGTTCTACGACCCATCCTTGATCAATTTCGTACGCAGTTTTGAAAACATACTTTTCTTCCTCGTCGAGGAAATCGAGATGTTGGACTGACCCTTGTTCTGAAACAATGGACTTCCATACGCTCTTGTTGTTTTTGCCCTTTGATTTAAGTAACGCTTCAAGGTAGGGGTTTGTAACAAGGTGTGCGCCCGCACGAGTGCGATGGGTATAAGCATTAGACTTATTAGGCTCAATAGAAGGAGAGCAACCGCAGATAATACTACTGTTAGCATTAGGAGCGATGGCAATAAGATGAGCGTTGCGCCGACCTGTTCCAACCATGTCGGGAGCTTCTCCCAGTTCTTTGCCCAACTCGAGCGTAGCTGCTGAAGCTTCAGAGTGAATATGTGAGAATAGTTTTTCATTCGCGAACTTAGCACTTAAACCTTCCCATGCGAGTCGATTCCTTTGCAGATATCCATGAAAGCCCATCGCGCCAAGTCCGATGGATCGCTCTCGTTCTGCGGAGTATCGTGCTTTGGAGATTTCGTCTGGGGCGTGCTTAATAAAGTGGCTAAGTACGTTATCCAAGAACCGGACGAGGTCTCGGACCATCGTTGTTTTTGACCACTCGTCGAAGAGTTCGAGGTTGACGCTTGAGAGACAGCAAACTGCTGTACGTTCTTCGTTTGTAGGCAGAGTGATTTCAGAGCAGAGGTTACTGCCCATAACTCGTAAGCCAAGTGATTTTTGTTCCTCAGGGAGCTGTCGATTGGATTCGTCGATAAAATGGATGTAAGGTGATCCAGTTCTAAACCGAGCTTCAAGTATTCTTTGCCACAGTCCTCTAGCATCGAGCGTATCACGGACGGTTCCATCGTTTGGATCGATGAGTTGCCAATCTGTTCCATTTTCTACTGCCTCCATGAACGCGTCAGTTACATTCACTGCGTTAAATAAGTTAAAACATTTACGGTTGATATCACCACCCGTTGGTACCTTGAAGTTCATAAACTCCACGATATCAGGGTGTGAGATATCGAGGTAAGCTGCGTAGCTGCCCTTACGGGTTTTACCTTGCTTCCACGCTTGCATACCAGAATCGATAACCTTCATGAATGGGATCGGACCCGGGGCTTTATCTGAGATGCCCCGTACGTCCGACCAATGACCTCCTACACCACCACCCTTTACAGATAGCCAAGCCACTTCAGCGTTGTGAGCAATAAGAGACTCAAGATTGTCGCCGATATAAGTAAGAAAGCAAGATATGGGTAAGCCTCGTACTGGTTCTCCATCTCGTGGTGCGTTAGAAAGTACAGGACTAGCAAACATAAACCAACGTTTACTAACATAATCATATATTCGCTGTGCAAATTCATAGTCGCCCTCACAGTAGGCTAGCGCAGTTCTTGCGAACGCATCTTGTGGACTGTTCTCACCCTCTTTAAGGTAGTAATCCTGTAATAACTTCAGTGCCTGTTCAGAAAAGTCAGCATCACGGGAGTAGTCGATTTTTATTTTTTTCATTACTTAAAATAACCCTGTACCTTGTAAACACCATATTCTTTCTCGAGAATCATGTCGATGTAGTGACGTGCCTTCTTCAAGTCTTCGATACCGTTCTTGTCTTTGTAACGGCAGATATACTTGATCACGTTCCCTTGCATGTACGAGAGTTCATTCTGGTTAATAAACTCGATGGGTTGTATTTTCATTTTGGCGTAATGATCGCCACCTACTTGCTTGTCTGTGTTTGTCATTGCAACGGTCCAAATTCAACTTCGATAACATTACCCTCAATCTCACGGATACGCTTTAGATTGGCGGGGTCTATTTCATCTTCAGGAACTTCATCGGCGATAGCTTCGAGAGTCACACGCTCCAAGCCGTGCTCATACACGGTGTCGAAGTCATCGTTTAATTGTCCGAGAAGACCTTGAAGAACGACGTAAGTCGGGTCATAGATTTCTTCACCTTCGTTCTCAACGATGGTTGGTGATGTGGCGTATGCACGCACGGAAAACGAAGTGATATCAACTCCCTCTTCGTCTTTCAGGGGTTCTAACACAAGGTAGTAACGACCTTTAAGTAAACCTGCTTGCTCAAATTCGTCGGAGTCATAATCTTTCATTTCTTCTTCATCCATTCTTGGGGAATGTGGATACCTTCCGCCCATGTTATACCGTACCGATCACACCATGTCCCATAAGTTGTTTTACTGGTGCGATTAAGTTTGTTGTTACCCCGTAAGAATAACATACGGATATCAGCATCTGGGTTCTGATCAATCACCAAACGCATCTTCGTACGGTCAGCGGGGGAGAAGTATCCCTTCGCTTCGATGTAGATATCTTGGTCAGGTAAATAAAAATCAGGAAGGTATTGTTTGGGTTTAGGTACGTACTCGAGCTTGTACATCTCGTAGTCGTACGGGATTTTTGCTTCCGCTAGGGCTTTTGCAATTTGCAATTCGTAGTCAGAGCGGAACTTATGTCGTTGAGGTTTCATAGGTTTTGCCAGATGTCCACGTAGTTCATCACGTATTCAGCTAGAGGAGGGCTTGTGTCGCGGAGCTGCCCGATGGCATCCGCGTATTCTTCTGCGGGAAATAAAACCACCGCCCCCATCGAGAGGACCCGCTGAATCTTCGCCATCTCTTGAGACAGCACGTCTTGGTCTCTACGGAACGTTGTGTGACCTAGCGTAGTCTTCCCTATGTCAGCCCACAAAGTCAGCGGATAGGCTCTGTCATAGACTCTGCCCCACCGTATGTAGGGGGTTCCGGCTCCGCGGTCCCCTTCGATATAAACGCAGTGTGCGTTAGGATTCAGATTTAGTAGACTTTTGTCTACCTGTTTCATTAGTAGCAGGGGCATCTTGCTTCTCCAATTTACGTAAGGTAGATAAACCTTCAGCCTTAACTCCGAGACCGTAGTCTTCGAGCTGTAGCTGTGAAAATACACGACCACGTCGATACGTGTAGCCTTCGTGCTCATAAATTGTGTTATGTAAGATGTCGTCACAAAGAGGGCGTAGCTCATCGATAACCATACGGTTGTGTCGATGAACATCGGCAGAAATCTTCACTGCCAATTTCTCGATACGCTCTTGCAAATCCACTACTTTCTTTAGGTCCTTTTCGTTCATAGCTCTTTCACTTTTAGTGTGTGATACCACGTGAGAGGCTTAGATTTAGCCTTCGACGTGACTTTCGGGTGCTGAATAGCTTTAGGGAAACACTCCGCACGGTAGCCACAGAACGTACACTGCTTGTTGAGAAGTTTATTACCTGTATAAATCTTCTCGCCTTTCACAGTGTAGCACTCGTCTTCGGGTTTCATTGGCGGACGCTTGAAGGTGTGACCTGACTTGAGCTTTTTAATGTTCTCAGCGGCTACGCCCATGAACTGCTCACGGTCATCGTCCTGTACGTCTGGAGCCTGTACAAACTGAATCTCGCCAGACGATTTATCTACGACAATCCACCCACCAAACGGTAGGTCTTTCGATGCTGCATAGAGGTAGCCTTGAACAAGGTACCCGAACGGATCGTCGTCCTTCATATTATCATACCCTTTTCCGAACTTTTGTGAATAGGAAAATGGGCTTGCAGATTTAATGTCCCAGACTTTTTTCCCGTCAACGGGATCGTCCAAGACAACGTCGAGGGTGCCGCGCACTTCGGTATCAGCCAAAGTTAGTGAACACTCTCCCTGTTCCTCAACAATATCAATGCCTGACGCTTTCATCACAGCCATCACTGCTGCTTCGACAAGGTCACCGATAAGGAAACGGAAGATTGCATTGTACTGCATCTCCTCATGCTTCCCGTCACGTCCCATGACTTGTTGACAGAGCGGGTGACCCAGACCTGACATCCGGATACGCCACTCCTGACCACGACCACTAAACTGCTTCTCGAAGGCAGCTTTGCAGTCACGTG